CCAAGATCGCGGCCGCATCCGTACCGCCTATATATGTATGCCTATTTTCCATATCAACCTCCGTAACAATTTCTATAAATTTGCTCTAACTTTCGGGATTGAAGAATTGTTAATTGGAATCCCATGTCAATTTTTTCTTCTATGCTATCCAAAAAATCCGCTTCCCAAGAGTTAGGGGAGTAATGGTTATTTGATCTGATTGCTTTAATAAGTTCGTTGGCATCTGTTAGTTGCATAGTCTTAGCACGGTTTCAATGCCGGCCCTGAATAGCTTTTGTGCATTTTTTTAATGAACTTTTCAGTTAATTTATCATGCCTGTACTCGTGATAAACGTCGGTGATACGGGGAGTATAGGGTTGACGGAAAGCGTGTTTATCTGCCAGTTCTTGAAGTCTAAACATTTTTCTAAAGTGGGAAAGTTTCATGCTTTCTCCTTATCGTAACTCATATAATTTCTCTGAAAAATATGTGATCTTTCCATCTGAAAGTTTCAACACAACTTTTAATCCAATATGGACAGCCAAAGGAATGGATGTTCTCAAAGTGATTTGCGCCTTTAGTTAAATTCGTATATTTAGACTTTGCCCAGGCCAGCTGAGCGCGTTGCCACACCCAAACTGGCTCATGGGCATTATGGGCCGCATGAAGCCCATAAAATCCTTTAAGATTTTTACTATGCCTGATAACCTCGGCAACTGCTACCATCCCGGTAAACCCCTGATTGGAAGCTTCCCCGACTATGGTTTGTACGGCTTCTTGTTCGGTATAAGCTTTCGCCTGAGTCATATCGAAACTATAAAAGAACCAGAAAAGTAACGCCCATGCCAGCAAGCCCAGGACGATGTAAACAAATAATACTTTACGTTCTTTCTGGTTTTCTTTGATGTAGAATTTACCGGAATCGTAGTCAGAACCGGAGAGGAGCTTGCGGACTTTTTTATACTGTTTGGCGGTATCATCGCGCATGAATTGTGAGGGGATCATAAAACCTCCTTAACTATTTTTTGCGCTTCCCTAATTATCGGAGAGCGATTTAAAGCGGCATTTTCCAAGCAATCGGCGTAATCCAAATAACATTTCTCACCCTTTACTTGTCCTAACTTGCGGTTTGCATCTGCGAGGGTCTGCAAAAGATAAGCCTCCCAATCAATAGGTTGGTACATTTATCTGTCCTCCCTCTGATTTAGAACCTTATCAATACTGTCATAGATTCCAAACTGGATTTCAGCGCACTCCATACATATCTGCAATTCTGCGATCCATTCTTCTTCCGGTACGACATTCCCACAGGGGCAGGTGTAGGTGTCCTCATGGCTTGCCGTATTTTCGCGGTCTTTATCAGCCATCCAAGCCATTGTGTTCCCGTTTACATCGTTTGAGTTTAGAGGGTTTCTCACAATAAACCTCCTTTTAAAATTATGTTTGCCCCCGTTGTTCCCTGAATATGAGGAACGGAGAGATGTGAGGCTCGCCCAGGGGCAAACAAAAAAGACACACGAAAGGCGTCTTGATTTTTTTGTTTGTTGAAATTTTTTAAGATTGAAGTATTCATATCGAACCTCACAATTCAAAGTATACCTGCTAAAATTTGATTGTCAAGAAATATTTGCAAAAATCTTTTTTGTAGAGAAAAGCAAGTTTTTGAACGAAAGATGATAGGGAAAAATATTTTGAAATTTATTTGACAAAAAATTCCGTGGTAGTACCTTATTCGTAAGATTAAAGTCCGGCTTTGGTAAAGAAAAGTTATTTTATGGCCCACGCTCCCCAGGTTAATATAGGAACATCAAGATTTAAAACTGGTCATTCATTTTTTGAAGAAAATAAACTTGGGGGCGGAGATTACGATAAAGCAGGATTTGATTTAATAACGAAAAAAGAAAAATTACAACGGACGCATTAAGTCCGTTTTTTTATTTACGGGACTCAATGGCATACACTCACATAAAATAAGGCATAAGCCGGGGTGGCTTTGTACTGAGAGTCCCTAAAGATTTAAAAAATGAACAATTTAAGATATGGAAATTACGAAAGAACAAAAAAGATGCCGGGAAGATGTACTGAAAAAATGTTGGAGTTATCTTCGTGACAACTTTCACAAATTTAATCAAGCCAACAAGATAAAGGTTGCTTTGGCTTTATGTACTAAGGATTTGCTTGATGACGGAATCAATGGAAGCATCAGACAACTTATTATCATCCGCCCTATCAACGGAGAAAATCAAACTGAAGATATTTCAGGACGACTTCATTTACAGCCCGAAGCCGTACCCGGGAATGTGGAGCTCCTGGGCCACCGGAAAGACGATGTCCTTAATATTTCGGGCCATGTTGTACAGCGAGCGGATACCGCACAACCTGGGAGTGATTTACAGGAAGGAGTACGTTGACCTTGAGAAATCAACCATTAGGGACTTTGAAGCGTACACCGGCCGAAAGGTTGACTCCAAGCGAAGCGTTACTTTTAAGGAAAACAGCTCACAGATTCTCTTCATGCACGTTGAAGAGATTAACAATATTCAGAACCTTAATTTAGGCTGGTTTGCGATTGAGCAGGGGGATGAGTTAGATTCAGATCACGAGTTTTTCATGCTGTTAGGTCGCTTAAGACGTTCTTTGACAATGACAGAGGAGTTTAGAAGGACCGGTCTTCCCGTTCACAGTGGTTTTGTGATAGGTAATGCGGGTGAGCATTGGGGCAAGAAGATATGGAAAGAGGGAACTGATCCTGACTTTCCTTGCTATGAGGCAGACACCTACGAAATGAAGGATGTTTTGCCTTTAGATTACTTTAAAGGCCTTGAGAAAATTCAAGAGCGTAGGCCGGAAATCTTCAAGAAGTATGTCCTGAATAATTGGGATGTAAACGATTCAGAGTTTGTCCTGATTAAAGCCCATCATCTAAACGCCCTTAAAGACATCAAGTTCAACTTGCAGACTATCAAAAGGATAATAGCCTGCGATCCCTCGATTGGCGGTGATGAGTGCGTTATCTATGTAATTGAGAATGGATATATCTTACATCAAGAGATAATGCACGATAACGATGAAACCAAGATAGCGGCCAAGATTGCTTCAATAGGCAATGAGTTTGATGTTTATGACTTTGTGATTGATTCGATAGGGATAGGTCATGGCGTTTATACTTTTCTAAATAAGCTGGTAAGTAAAGAGGGTAAGTCAGTAACGGGATGCAACTCGGCCTCTGATGCCAATGCTAAAGATCTTTACTTTAACAAAAAAACCGAAATGTGGTTTTATGTATCTCAGCAGATCATTGATAGGAAGATACCGTTCCCGGAAGATGATGAGCTAAGACGGCAATTAATGGGGGTCAAGTATGAGCCGATCATGCGTAAAGGCCGGGTGCGGGTTGAAGAGAAGCAAAAGACTAAGAAAACCCTTAAATGCTCACCTGACCGCGCTGATGCGTTTGTTTACGGGATTTACTACCTTCAATTTGTGGATGAAAACCGTTATGTTAAAAAACCACATGACCGATACGAGGTTTTCAAACAAGATGTTGAAAAGGCAGAGCTTGGTATATGCAATTTTTGAAGGTTTTTATATTGATGATTTTTATAGGGTTGATGGTTTTATTGAATTCGAGGCCCTGGCATGATGAGCAGTACACATCAAAGAACGTGAGCGAGTATTCTTACAGCGATATTTTAATGGGAAAGTTGCCCGAAGGTTGTAATGGGCCGTTGTGGTACTTAATAGAAAAGCCTTTAGGATTGACCGGAAGCAGGGTTTTATCAGTTGCGTTTATGTCTTTGGCGGGAGCATTGATGGGATGGTGGGGGTTTGGCTTACTTTCCGTTAAGATCACGTGGCAACACATAGCAGAGGCTAGGCCGTATGCGTTGGTGGTATTATTAACGACTTGGCAATGGTTATGCGTTGTCGGACGATCAAAAGGGTTGTGGCTGGTTAATATTCTTATGGCTTTTACTCATTCGATTTGCGTTGTGCCTATAGTCTTAGCTTCTTTGGTTACAAGGAAGTGGCAAACGGCTATTTTACCTATCATTATATTGTCTTTTTACTTTCACCAACTACAGTATGGCCCAGGAATATTTAGGATGAGCGGGTATTCAAACAGGTATTTTATTTATTTAGTGCCGATGGAAATAATTTTATTGAAAGAAGTTTATGAAAGATGTTTTAACAAAACAAGGAGACATATATGGGCAAGAACTATCATGGAATAGAAACCCAAAACAGCAAATCCGATGACGGAAAATCACAGCAAATGTCTATCCGTATTGGGAAGGAGTTAAGTAGAAGCGAAATCCCTAAATGCAACGAAGGGCATGATATTCGGGATAAAGTAGTGAGTGGCGATCCATTCACCTCTTCCCCACGCAAAAGACTTAAAGCTGAAAAGACCGCTATCAAGGGCGAGTTTGGGGAAGCCCTGAATGATGAGAACCTTCACAGCGACACTACAAGGCCATCAGAAAGCGGAAAGATAGGAAAGGCCCCACAAGCCAAAGATTCATTTACAAAATCGGCGTCTTCACGAAATGCGGATGAACGCTCTAAGAAAAGAACATTCTCTGCTGAAGGGACTTCTAAAGACAAGCAGATGAACTCATAGGAGAAATCTATGCAAAATAATTCAGGAATAAAAGGCGGAGGGGAGTTTAGAGCGAAGTCAAGAAACCTAACCCGCAAACTTGCAAGGAAAGAACCAAACGCAAGAATGGGAGATGGCGACATTACTGCGCCTATCGTTAAATCTTCACCGTTCAACAAAGGTTCTGAAAGCCGTCTGATGCAAGAGCGTCGCGGTGGCCCCCAAGTAGGAAACGGTAAATCCCGTATTGCCCATGACAGCCGGACTGACGGACTGATTGACAATACACGTCCAAAGCTTGACCAACACGGGGACAGGATGGAAGATCATGGAGGTTTTAAACCTAATACGGATATGCAACAGGGCAATGTCCTTGACCAGCCTAAGAACAAGAAGGGCTTTAATCGGGATAACCAGGTGATGAATCCTGATGAATCTTTAAAATGAAAATTCCTCCAAACAACAGAGTCCATCAATACGAAAGAGGGGCCGAAATGTCTTTTAAGAGATTATGTCCCGCGTCGGATTTTATGATTTTAAAAAAAAATGAAAAGAAGGGATTAATTAAATTAGTCGGACAGCAACCTAACAATACGATTGTTTTTGAAATATTGGCAATAGGTCCGGGCTATTGGCAAAACGGGACATTTATCAAAACCACTTATCAAGTAGGGGATATGGTTTTTTTGGTGGGGAATATTGCTGAATTAGAGCATGATGGTATCGTTTACACAATGGGGCAAGAACGGTCCGTTGTTGCTAGGTTGGATAAATGAAAAAAGATGATTTGAGCGGTGAAATTTTTAGATGCAGAAGTTGCAAGAAGGTTCTCCCTGTCATTCATTTAACTGAGAAGAATCTTCCGGCTATTTATTGTAAAGAGTGTAACGAACTTTGGGCAGTTGCAGTTATAAAATAATTTAGTGGGGACGCATGGCGATTGACAAGAAAACCTTAAAAGAGTTCATTCTTAAAAACGGCAAAGAAGCCGTTGAAGCCAATAAATCGAGAATGAAGAATCTTGACGAATGGAATAAGCGCTTCGAGGCGTTACGCTCTACAGCCTGCCTTGACAAAGATGTTAAGTCCTCGCCGTTCTATGGTGCTTCAAACGTGGGGATTCCGGTTGATGCAACCGTTGTATATACTATCCTTGCCCGTTTGGTTCGCGCAACTTGGGGCGAAAGTCCTGAAATCGGAGTAAGACCTTCTGATATTAAATGGGCGGAACATCTTCAAAACTATATCAACTGGCAGTTGTGGAATGAAATGAAAATGTTCATTCCCTTGATGATGATTTACCAGGGAACTTTAATTGACGGGGATAAGATAGTAAAGACGGTGGTTGAAAAAGACGAAATATTCTTTGATGATGATACTATTCTGTTCGTCGACAAGAAAGGCAATCCGTATGTTTCAAAAGAAACGGGGGCAGAGGTAGAGGCGGAAGACGAAGACCAGCCAAGCATATTTGATAACGATGGTGGGGAATCAGTTGAATATAAACCTAAATTAGTTAAGGACTTTAAAAGAAGCAGAGTTGTTTATTACGGACCCAAAGCAATCAACTGCCCGACAAAGCATATTATAGTCCCCACAGATGCGGATACCACTGACCCGTCTCAAATCGACTGGATTATACACGAGTTTTGGAAGCCTTATTGGTGGGTAGCACAGAAAGCAGAACAGTATCCAGAAATATTCAGTAAAGAAGGAGTTGCCGCTCTTAAGAAAAACAAAGATAAAGACCGTGCAATGGAGCAAGACCCCAAGTTGCATATTTTAGGCGTAGATCAGAAGACAAAGACCAAGCGTTTTAAGTTTTGGGAATGGCACGGAAGATATGAAGATGATAAAGGTGATGCGCACGAATTGATTGCCCTGTCCGCACCGGATGAAAAGGAGTTCATGGGTTTTGTTCCAAACCGTTTCTTTTTCAAGCGAGGTCGTCGTCAATTTGTGCATTATACCTGCTTTCCTCAAGATGGTAAGTTTTGGGGTAAGGGCATACCTGAATGGTTACGCGGCATACGTTCAATGCTAGATGCCCAAATAAATACCGGAATAGACAGGGACACTCTCTATGACAATATGCCCATTATTTTTGATGTGCTTAATTCTGGTTTTAATCCTACTGAGCATAAGTTAGGAGTAGGCAAGACCTGGGGGCTTCGCAAGATCACGACGGATGCCATTCGTCGTCTAGAAAATAGTCCTTCCCCACAACAAAGTATTCTACGCGAAGAAATGATGCAGGACATCATTCAAAAGCTATTTGGGATAACGGATTATTCTTTGGGAGCGCAAGGACGCAGAGGCCAAGCGCCGGGAGCAAAAACCGCAAGCGGAATGACAAGGATGATCGAAGAAGGAAATATGCGTTTTGATGTTATCATCCGGTTAATTCAACAGGAATCTAATCCTGAGTTAGCTTACCAAGTGTTTTCTCATTTTTGCATGAATCGTTATTCAATAATGAAAGAGAAGAGCCTTCGCAAGCCCAGAAGTATCTTTGACCCAATAATGAACATGAGCCAGGACGAACTTAACGCGGACTTTGAGTATGAGTTTAAAGGCAATACGCAAACAGTCAGTCCGCAGATTGAACAGCAGATGTTGGAAAATCTTTATTCGTTGTTTACCAAGACCCAGAATCCATTTGTCATGCAAGACCCTGATGCGGTACATGACTTAACACAGGCGGTTATTAACTCATGCCAAGTTAAAGCTTTCAAAATAAAGAGCGTTGATGAGTTTAGGAGAATGTCTGCCACAGAACAGGACAAAGCTAAAAAGATTCAGCGAGAAGCTAAAAAGCAATATCAACAAGGACAAGAAGAACAGCAACCAGAGCCAGCAATGGCCGGAGGGGAGTCGAGTAATGGATGAATCAAAACCAAAATCGCAAGGAAAAGAACCAGTGATTGATAAATCTTTGCAGTTGAAGGCAATCTTAGACCGCATGGCCTTAGTCCAACGCCGCCATGGGATGGAAATGGCTACCATCAGAGGACAGGCAAGGGCGTATCTGTTCGCTATGGAAGTAAAGGAATTGGGATTCAAGCCGGAGGATATTAAGTAATGCCCGAAGCAACGCTTGAACAAAACAAAACCGAAGACCGTTCCCTATGGGAAAAGCCCATTAAGGACTTGCTCGCAAGCGAGGGATGGGCTTTAATATCCCGTAGATTGGCAGAATATCGTCGTGAATCTTTAGCAAAGTTGATGACAATGGATTGTGAAAGCAAAGTTTACCGGACAGAGATTAGATGCTATGACCATTCGCTTGGCATACCAGATGAAATTTTAGCAGAAGCATTAGAATCTAAGAGGCTCCAAGCAGAAGAATATTCTAACAGAGGAGAGGACAATGGAGAGTAAATTCGTATCATTCGCAGAGAAGCCTTTAAATTTAGGCGTTGAGGCCCCGACGGATAAAGCCCCAGAGCCTTACTATCCATCAATCTCCGTCCCCGAAGAGGTGTTTGACGGTGAAGCGCCGAAGGTTGGAAGTACAGTTGAATTAGTTGTTCGTTGCGAAGTCGAGTCGGTCAGCAAGGACAAGCAACGAGGCCTTCAAACAAGACTGAAAGTATTAAGCGGTCAAGTCCAGGGGGATGTTTCTGAAGAAGAATTTAAGAAACTTGATGACGAAGATCAGCGCGATGTGATGGAAAAAGATTTTGAGAATCGGATGGGCAAAGACAAGTTAGAGGAATATGAATAAATTATGCCTAAGATATATACAGAACATTATATTGATGAGAAAAACGGTTTTCTAAGATTTTATGAATTAAGTTGTAAAATTTGCGGTAAAAGAGTTATCTGTCAAGAGGAAATTTACGATCCGAAAGAATAGATACTTTGCGAGGATCATTGGAAACAGATAAAAAAATTGAAATAAGGTGTCCTTGTTGCAATAAACTCTTGTTTAAGATTTTAAACTGTTTATCGGGAATGAAATTTATAGAGGTGAAATGCGGTAAATGTAAAAAGATAGTCTTAGTGCCTTAGAGCGCAGAAGTTTTTTAGAGGCTATAAAGCCCTGTAAGTAACTACTCATTGGGAGATGGGTAGTGAACACAGGGCTTTTTTATTAACGTGCGTGGACAAGTAACCACGAAAAACAACCTCACAAGGAGAATCAAATGGTTATGGGAAAAGAACAAAAGACCAAACAAGATTTTTCAGAAGAAGCAATGAAGAAAGACTTTGACGAAAAAATGTCGGCTTCGGAAGAGGTCGAAGAGCTTGGCGGTGACACTAAGGACTCGTCATCCAAAGAAGATACCGCTACGGACACGTCGGCTGGTGACGATAAAACAGAATCCGTGAAGGAAGATGAAGAAGGCGATGAGCCTCCTGTTCCTCGTAAGCGTTTCAAGGAAGTTACAGACAAAGCGGCAGAATTAGAATCGGAAAAAGCACGTTTACGTCAAGAAAACGAAGAGTTAAGGCGTAGCCGTCAGGAAACCAAAAAAGAAGAAGACCCTGACGAGTTAACCGAAGAAGAAAAACTCTATTTTGATGACAATCAACTCAGGGTGATTCAGAAAGTGGTCAACAAAGCCAAGCGCCAAGCCCTTCTTGAAGAGTACCAGAAGAATGATTACTGGACGAAACGCAACTCTTATTTTCAAAAAGCCACGTCCAAGTTCCCTGAACTTAATAAAAAGGACAGTGAGCTTTACAAAAGAGCCGACAAAATCGTGCGGGAAAAATACACAGAATGGTCGAAAGACAGGAAAACGTATTATATTCCTCCTAACGCCGACTGGTTAGCAACTTTGGAAGCCGCAGAAGAACTCCGCGAAGAGAAAGAACGTCTTGAAAAGGCTAACAAGGAAGAGGTCAAAAACAAGAAGCAAAACGTGATGGTTGAGGGCAAAGGAAGACGCGCCCCTGCCGCCACTAAAGAAGACGAGAAACCTATTAACGAAATGTCCGACGATGAAATCCGTGAATCTATGGAAGCTGATTTTAAAAAGCGACAAGAAGACAACGGATTAAATGAATAGCGGACGAGAAAGGATAGTTTATGGGGGGCCCATTTTTAAATGATTTGACGCCAGCGATACTAGCTAATGCTATCCCTACGCAATGGGAGCCGAAAATACGCATGGATTCGGCTAGAAAAGCGTTTTGGGGAAAGTTTGTCGGAAAAGAAGGATCCGATCAGCCTATTATCGAGCGTATGGATTTCACAAACACTCCCGGGAGTGCCGTGAATATTCAGATTACCAGCCAACTCCTGCAAGAGGGGCAGACTGGCGATACTACATTGGAAGGAAATGAGGAAACCATTACTCTTGGTCAGATTTCAATTACGCCTAATACCTTGAGAAATGCGGTTGCAGTAAACTGGCGTGCCAAAAAGCAGATCAACTTCGATATTATCATGGCTATCGGTGATTTGCTTTCAACCTGGATTGCACGAAGAACAGATGAGGATTTATTTAGCTCGATTGTGAATTCGGCAGTCGGTTCTCAGCTGTATGCCGGAGCGGCCACAAGTATTTCTACGTTGGGGCCGGCTACAACCTTCGGAGTCCAGGAAATTATGAGAGGTAAGGCGGCTTTGCAAAGACAGGGTGCTTTGCCTATCCGTACCATTGTTGATGGTAAGCAGGAAATTGACTGGTACGGGGTGGTTATCTCAGAAATTGATGAGTATAACCTCAAACTAGACAGTATTTGGAATACAAACCAGAAAGATGCCGGATTCAGGGGCGACGATAACAAAATCTTTACTGGTTGTTTAGGGAGCTATAACGGGGTTTATGTTTATACCCATACCTCTGTAAAATACAGCGGTCGTTATGGTTCATACCTGAGACCGGAAGCGGGGCTAACAGTTGCTTTAACCTCTGGAAGCACAACTCCGATCTCGGTTGGTTCCAACACCAATGTAAATTATACAAAGTTTTTCCCATCAAGCGGGACTTTGCTGATTGACGGTGAGCAGATTGCCTATGTTGGAACTTCCAACACTCAATTAGGCACCACGAGCATTACTCGTGCTCAGAATGGTACTACCGGAGCCGCCCATAACGTTGGTGCTTTGATTACAGCCAATAACCTGGGCCGCGCCATTTTCTTCGGTGCTGAAATTGCCGCAAGAGCATGGGGCATGCTTCCTACCAGGATCACTGATGTTCGTGATTATGGGTATGAGCAAGGCATCGGCATCATGGCTTATTACGGACAGAGCGTAATTCAAAACTCTGCGGGTACATTGACACCTAACTTTGTGTTAATGAACACATATTCACCTAACCCGAACAGCTTAATATAAGAAAGTGAGGGACAATAAAATGAAAAAATTATTATCATTCATTTTAACAACCTTGCTTGTTATTGGATTGGCAGGGGTTAGTTTTGCCTATGTTGAAGTCAATAACAACGGCAAGATCGTAACGAATTATCAAAAAGCAACCGGTGGCTTTTTTACTGCTACGGGCATACAAACCATAAGCGGAACTCCTGCTGTTATTACGGGAGTCATGGTTGTAGCAGGTGGGACCGCCAATCAGGTGGAGCTGTATGATACAAGCGCAACGGCTACGTCGCCATATTTTGAAGCTGGCGTTCCTCAGCCTGGGATTACAAATACAGTTTTTGAGGCTAGTGTTGCGGCCAATACAGCTTCGTTCTTCGACCTTTCCCAAACGCCCATTAGAACGACGTTAGGATTGGAAGCGGCCCAAGCTGGTCTTGGTGGTGGGTTTATTGTGTACACCATTCAATATCCGTAATAAGGAGAGAGTATGTTTAAGAGAATGGCAGTTATTGTACTGGTTCTCTTAACGATGTGGTTGTCCCTGTCCCCCGCTTTTGCGGGGGCAGGGATACCAGTTAAAGGGTATGGCTATTCATCCTATCTTGAAACTGGTACAGCCATGCTCGTTAAGGCAAGCCCAGGGTTAATTTATGGCATGACCGTATACGCAACATCGAACAATGCCTTATTGACTGTTTATGACACTAATGCTTCCAATGAAACCGCACAGGCAAATATAATTTATGAAGTGGCGGCGGCAACCTCTGGAAATTCGGAAAGTACCAGTTTTGGCGGCGGAGCATTGGCAACCACGACGGGAATTGTTGTTACAGTGTCGAATGGTTACGGGTTTTTGAATTATCAATAAAGGAGAAGGTATGTCTGATTTTGATAAGATGCAGGATGAATTTAATAAAGAAGTAATTAGAAGGCAAAATATTATCCGTGCCTTATCCGGTCAGGAAGATTCCTTAAAGGTAAGCATTGATAATTTAAACAAAAAACATCAGGAATTGATTGATGAGATCTCGTCTAAGCAATCAGTCGTTGACGGTTTAGACGCAACAATCAAGTTAAAGAACGATGATTTTGAAACTAGTAAAAAAGCAAGAACTGATATTTTAGATTCCCGGGACATGGCTCTTAGGATACACGAAGAGAACCATGATAATAATGTGAAAAAATACGAAGACAATGTTCAAGAGTTGAACAATCGAATAAACGCCTTAGAAGATAAAAAAACAGAATTGCTTAAAAAAATTCAAGAATGGGGATTTTCTCTACAGGGGAAATTATCCGATTTGTCAGATGTTATCAAAGGGGTTTAAATGGGCCAGCCGTCCTACTTGTCAGACAGCACAGTTGGCACGTCTTGGACGTGGTTCCCGTTTGGGTTTGCGCCTCAGAAATTAATAAATATTATTGCCGATAGAGCAAACACGGACGTTATTCATGTTTCAGATGACGGTGTTCATATAAAAATGAGGCTTAATCCTGGCGAACCGTATGCATGGCCTACCACAACTCTGATAGGGATATTTTTAAAAAGTAATTCCGGAACGCAAGCATACCGTTTGAGCGCAACGTGAGGTGGTTATGGGGGCCAACGCACCAGATCAATTCAGCATTACCTACAATAACGTAGCGACGGTTTGTCAAGACGTCTCATCAAATGGCATAGCAAACTCAAAGCTAGGAATAAATACTGTTATTCTTGCTTTGTCCCGTCGTTTTAAATTCCCACAAAAACTAGTTGGAAGCAATAATGATGTTTTTGTAACGCCTCTCGTTGGCGCGGGTGTTCAGCAAATTACCATAGCCAATGATGTTGACAGGATTGAGAATGTTTGGTGGATTGACGAGTCTTCTGAAAATTGGATGTTAGATCAAATAACGGACGATCAGGAGTGGTTACTAAATACTGATTCCAATACTCAGGGCCAGCCATTAGTTTACAGAGTTTTACTTCCAAATAATTCAGGAAATAACATCATGCAGATATGGGAAGGACCTAGCACAGCATGGGTTTCTCAATCGGGAGGAAAACTTTATTATAGTTATTGGCAACAGCTTGTAAAACTAGTCAATGACACGGACGTTCCCGCAATTCCTTATAGCTTGCAGAATGTTTTATACAATGGCGGTATTTATGAAACAGCGAAGATTCAAGCGGATACTGATTTAATGGCTGTTTACAAGGCTGATTATGACAACGACATGAAGGAAATAGAAGCGTGGATTATTAAGCAGGCGTCAAAAGACGGTCAACTTGAACCAGATGATCCTTTGGGGGTTTATGGAAGACAGTACGGAGAGCGCGGGTATAAACCGGCATAAAATTTTTGATTGGCTAATAATGTTTTCTCTTTTTTTTGTCAGCGGATTTTATTGGCCTAACCATGAAACTGTACAGATGAAGTATGAATGTTTTGAACTGTTCATTACTTTTTTGGTTGGCGCGTATTTTGTTTTTGGACAGGTTAGAAAAATAAATGATTGGTGTCCGGCTTTGTTCTTGACTTATTGCATGGTTAATTTATTTACCCACGGAACCGGCGGGAATACGAAGTTGGCCATAATGATTGTATTTTTTTCAATTACGGGGATTTATTTAATTGAAAATGGAATAAGCCTAGATATGGTTGAAAAATTAAAGAAAGGTTTGGTGATTTATGCCCTTCTTAATTGCGGGTCTTATTTTCTCGAAAGAATTGGCATTAATGCACCATTTCAAGTTCAGGACACTGGTCATTTGCCTACTGGTTTCATGGTGTATCCAGCTCATTTTGCTTTGCTGTCTGTTGTTGCACTATTTTTTGCGTGGGGCTGGAAAAAAATTTTGTGTCTTCCGCTCTTTGCGGGATTGGTGGCAAGCAATGAATATTCGGTGTGGCTTGGGTTAGGTCTATGTGTTCTTTGGTTTTTCAGGAAAGAATGGTGGATATGGTTTGTTTTGGTTTTTTTTATTTCATCTTTTTTATTTGTAACGCCGTTAAGACATTGTGCGATGGATCATCTTCATCATAAATTCTCATTAAGATTACAATTTTGGATTCCTATATTTAAGTTGACTTGGGAAAGGGCTTTAGATGGGTTTGGGATTGGGGGTTATTCGTCAATGGCTAATAGCATCTTCCCTCAATATCCCGCCAATAGCTGGCTTGAATTGCATAACGAGCCCTTGCAAGCGTTTTTCGAGGGCGGAATTTCGTTATTAGCTATTTTGGGGGTTTGGGCATGGCAGTTAAAGAAAAAAATCAAGAATGTTTATTACGAAGCGCCTTATTTATTCTCATTCATTTTGTTTTTTTCGGTTTCATGTTTCCACAGCCCGTTTCATTTTCCAGATTGCCTTTGGATATTTATTGTTTTGTATGGAATGTTTCAGGTCGAGTTTTATAACGCAGATAAAAAATGGGATTTAAGCCATGATTAGGGCTCCAATTCAACTTCAAGATTTACATACACCACAAGGCCAAGCTCGTTTAGCTTCGTACTTGAAGGACATTTACACGAAGATTATCCCCACGATAACGGGAAGCGGTGCGCCGAAGGTTTTACCGACGCAAATTGGACAGCAGTATGTAGATATTACTAATCATCAGGTTTACGTTGCGACCAAAGTAGCAACTACGGGATGGGTTATGGTGTCATAAATGGCAAAACGCAATGTTTCAGTAGTCCCATTAAACGACTTAGTCGGAGGCGTTGACTTCGATTCCACTCCCTTTGATGTCCCCCAAGAATGTATTATCGCGGGTTCAAACGTCTTACCATCTTTAAACGTGGGCGGAATTTCCCAAAGACAGGGAATTATAAAACACAACACAGTACAGCTATCTTCCGCCTTTACTGGAATGTTGTCTTATACATGGTTTGGCGCGGAGTATTTTTTAGCGGCAAATGGTTCAAAAATTTATAACAACTCACCCGACGGGACTTGGAGCGACATTACCGGCTCTTTGACATTAACGAACAGCCAGAACAACATCGTTTCAATGGACGCTTTAAACGGAACGGCTTACGGAGCGGACACTTCGCTTGACGGGATGTGGTATTGGCCCCGCACTGGAAACGGGGCACTAATTTCTAACCCTCCCACGGGCGGCGGGACAATTCTTTGTTCTTGGGGGGAGCGTATGTGGGCAGGTGGGAATAACGCAAGCCCTACAGTTGTTTTTTTCTCTGCTTTAAGCAACGGTCAGGATTACACAGGAACAACGGACGCACTTACAGGACTCAACTACATCAATTTTGATGAAGGGGCCGGTGGCGCTGTTACTGGTATTGCCCGGGGAATGTTTGAAACGCTCATTGTATTTAAGAACAAATCAATCTCGATGGTGGAAAACTCCGGCACTACTCCGCCGTTTTATAAATATCTCTTTGCCGATGGGGCAGGGTGTTGCTCGCAAGCGTCTATTGTTTATCTTCCGGGCGGAAACCTTATGTGGTGGGACACTAACGATATTTATATGCTTTTGGGAAATCAGATAGTTTCGGCAACTGATCATCCTAAAACAAAAAATCCCCGGATGAAAAATTTCTTTAGAAATATGGTAAATCCCGCCCGCCTACAGTTCGTTTGTGGGGCTTACTATCCTAACCTTGATATAGTTAGGTATTTCTTTTCCGCTCCGTACTCAAACATAAACAATATGCACATTGATTATCACGTTAAAACAAGGTCATGGTGGGGACCCGGAACGCTTCAAGGAAACTGCTGTTGTAGGCGTACAGTTAATGGTCAAGAACGTCTATATTCTGGAAATTATAACGGATATGCTTACTGGCACGATCAGGGCTATAACGATGACGGCTCTGCTATAAATTGGAACTTTCAGATACCCTGGCAGGCATTTGAGGGCTTGCAATACCGGAAAAAACTTGATTCTTTATTTGCCTATATTGCGAGTCAGGGCAATTACACAATGTATGCGGATATCCTTTTAGACCAGAACCCGATAGCTGTTTTATTAAATCAGGTTATTTCACAAGGGACATTAACGGGGCCGACGTTTGATGGGACGGGAGTTTGGGATACCTCAACTTTTCCGATAGTTACGGGAAGCTTTGTTGAAGCGTCATTGGCTATTAACCAGCTTTGCAAGTCAGTATCAGTAAATTTTCATGGTTCAAATTCAGATGTTCCGGTCAATATTTTAAAGATTTTATTCATGGAACGACCGTTACAGATTACAAGGGGGTTGGGATAATGAAAAAATTTATTCTTACGTTAATATTGGCAGGATGGGCCTCCCTTGCGGGAGCCACTGCCTTAAATATTCCTTACCAGAACGAACAACCGGGCGGAACGATTAAATCAGGCGACTGGAACGCCGATATGCAGGCAATCGCTCAATGGGCGAATAATAATAACATTGATGGGTCAACAAACATAGCAACGGCAGGGGTAACAACTTCCGCTATCGCTAATGGCGCAGTAACTAATTCAAAAATTGACTCTGTTAACGGTATTTATACTTACGGAGATGTTTATGGTTCTTCACTAATTCAATTAGGTAATATTAATTCAAGCGCGGGAGAAGTTCCTACTGCTAATTTAGGAACAGGGACGGCAAACTCCACAACTTTTTTAAACGGAAATCAAAATTGGGTTTTTCCTGTTTTTGGGAATTCTAATGTTTCCGCAATATTAGGTTCTTGGCAAACAAAATCTGGTACTGGCGCAACATGGGGCCCGTTTCAAGCTTCAACAGATGGAGTATTTTACTGCTTAGGAACTGCTACCGTGAGTGGAGATTTAGTAGAATCTATCACAGACTCTAATACAAATCCAACAACTATAAGATGTGAAAACGTATCAACGAATGGTACTTATTTTGGTGGTTGCAGTTCTGTAGTAAAGAAAAATGATTATTATAAATGCTTTGATGGGACCGCTATTACGGCAATGTACTTTATACCATTAGGAAGCTAAGGAGGCTTTATGAAATTCTTAATTACTATTTTATTACTAATTTGTCCGACTTTGGTATTTGCCCAAAACTGCAACAATGTCAAAGTGGTTACTGGTTTTGGATACATAACTGATAGCAACGGACATATTATTTTACAGCCTCAATATAATCCTGGCTCTACGGTCTGCATTCCAGCGGGTGAAACTTATACCGAGGTTGCTAACTTTGCGGCTTTAAGCGCTTATCCTCTTTGGGTTGACCCTAATGTTATAGCACAGCAACAGCAAGAAACGTTGATACAGCAAGACATAAGAGCATTAGCGATAGCAGACCTTCAACAACAGGGAATATTGAATAATGAAGAAGTAACGTCGGAAAATTCTAATTTAACCACATTAAATACGGCTAAATCATCAATAAAGAATCAAACAGTTAATGCGACTTTGCCATGACTATTATTGACCAACTATATTTGATTTATTTAAACGATCATCTCTGGATTACAGATAAACTTCCGAAGTATGAAATTGACGCTTACCACAGGATTCTTATAAGCAGGGGGAACATTATCACCGAAGTTGAAGATGGAAAGTTATTAGGTTATGTCGAGGTTTTAAAAGTAACACCTGAGCAGTTTGGAAGGATGGTTCTAGACAGGCCATTTTCAGCGACGGAAGAAGATTCCCTGAAAGGTGATGTGGCGGTGGTTTTTAATGTATGGATTGAAAAAAAACACAGGAATTCTTGGGTAGTAAAAATCTTGGAAAGAAAGTTTTTTGAGTTCACAAAAGATTGCAAAGAATACGCTGGAATTGCTTTAAGGAAACTTAAAGAAGGAAGTACATTTAAACCTGTAAAAATATTTAAAAAAGAGCGGCTCGACCGCCTAACTAAGGCGGAATTATGGGCGGTCCAAAACTCAACACAATCACTGACCCGTTAGGCGCACAAAAAACGGCGGCGGCAAATTTAGGGTTACAGAACTATCAAACGGCCCTTCAGTCGGTTCCTTCGTTACAAAATTTTTACAATTCTAATTTTGGTCAATCTCCTACGACTACGTTAGGAAACATGGACCCGCTATTCCAACAGACCTACGGAGCTTTGGAAGGTGATGTGTCCGGTCAGGGAGGCCCGTTTACTTCCTTACAAAAAAATCTTTTAGGTGCTTTTGATACCCAAGCTAACCAAGCGCAGGCCGCACAAAACGCCCAATTACAACAAGAAGGGATTTACTCGTCAGGTTTGGGTATGGGTGCTAATAACAATTTACAAGCTCAATTAGCGACAAATAGAGGGGCTCTGTCAAGCGAAGTTGGAGTTGATGAATTAAACATGGCTCAACAGTTAAGCCAATCATTAATGGGACAGAATCAATTAATGGGATTTACAGACCCGATGCAGGCGTTGCAACAGATTTCTTCTTTATCGCAACCGCCTCAATTCCAGAATATTGACAATTCTTTTTATACTCCTCAAAGTAAATTTCAAACTACAGCGGATATTATTGGAATGGTTGCAAATGGGTTAGGGAGTAGTTCTAGCCAACAAGGGAGTAGTTCTAGCCAACAAGGGTATTATCAACAAACTCTTAATGGTATGCCTGGATTAATGGCTTCTTCTATGTGAGGTAATTTATGTCTCAATATTTAGGTAATATAGGTTCACCGTCGGGAGCGTCTTTAATAATAAATTCTATAAATAACGCTCTTGAAAAACAAAAACAACAAAAACTCGCCTTAGCCATGCAAGCCATTCAATCCGGTCAATACCAGCCTGCCCCGCAAGGCACTCCACAGCCCGGATTAATGACGAGGATAAAACAGAACCTTCTCGGCCCCCAAGTCGGCGGCCCGACAATGAACGTCATGGGTGCGAATTATCAGCAAGTGACACCAGAAATGCAGGCACAGCAGTCAGCCAATGCTCTCAAAATGCAAATGAAAGCCCTGTCTGATTCTGGTATGCTTGGCGCAAATGCAGGTTCAACAGCAACGACTGGACCTATACAGCATTCAACAGTAGGCGGAGATTTAGAGTCAGTTCCTTCACAGATGGTTACGAAGCCGACTATTAAATTTAATGGAATGAAACCTGAAGTTAGTATTTCACAGCAATTAAACCCTGATTATAAATCTTATGAAAAGCAAAAAGAATCTAAAATGGCCGTTAGTCAAATCATGAAATCAAGCTCTGGCGACCCTTCATACGAAACGGCGAAAGACTTAGCTTATGGGAAAATGACTATACCCTTCTTTGAAAGCATGATGAGGGGCATGTCTGGGGACGCAATGGCGAACAGACTGGCGTACTATACCAAAGCTAAACAAATTAACCCCCAATTTAATGAAGCGATGTTTGAAAATGGCATGTTCGGACCTAAGCAGGGGCTAATGGCGATTGGACACATGCAAGCGATTACGGGACAAGCCGCTAAAAACGTAGATGCTCAACTTAATATTGCAGAACAATTATCTAATAAAATTAACAGAACACAATATCCAATACTTAATAAAGTAGATTACCTTTGGAATACTGATTTAAAACAAACGCCGGGACTTTCTGGGGATATTAAGAATTTTATCTTTTCAGCTAAATTAGCTTCAATAGATGCAGCTCGTGTTGAAACAGGACAGACAACAGGTGCGGCAGTGACAGACTCTGCCCGTGAGCATTTTAAAGACCTCTTACAAGCAACTGATTCTCAAGACACGTTTAAGAAAATGGCTAATTTCACTCGTGTTTCAACTCAAAACCGCATGGTGAGCCTGGCAAAAGAACGGCAAGACATGTTAGACCAAATCAATGATATGCAGCAGAATTTAAAAGGTGAGCCAATTGCAGAAGAACAACAGTATAAAGGTGCTGATGATATCGATAAAATGTCAAATACCTCTTTTAATTCAGAAGCAGATGTTGAAAAGGCTTATAGCAAAGGCAAAGTAAAGTTAGGCGATGTAGTTACAGTTAACGGTCAAAAATTCACGGTTGCTCAATGAAACTTGTCCCTTTAGAACAAGAATACGATACTCTTGAAAATAATCCAAAGAGTATTAAATTAGTTCCTTTCCAGCAGGATAATCGTATTACTGCGACTGATTTCCAACAGCATCCTTTTAAGACTGCAGCACGAGCAGTTTTACAGCCTGCAATGGAATCATCTACTGGGAAATCAATGGAGCAAATGGCATCTGAGAGCACGCAAACGCCTCAATTCGATAAAACAGCAGCGACAAAGCCATTTGACGCTAATGTACCGGATGTTAAAGACAGGGCCATGCAACGTGTATTAACAGGTCAGGGTGCTGATATCATGTCAACACCTGCTAATTACCTTGCAGAACCACTCTTAAAAGGAGCGCTGAAAATTGGTAAAGGAGTAACGCAAGGAATAGGGAAGTTAACCGGATACGAAGCAGGACGCATGATTAACTCCCTTATCAAACCAGCTCAGAAGGCATTTAACTTTGGTAAAAATCCAGGCGTTCAGGTTGTAAGGGA